GGCTCAAGCGGTCGGCTTTCTCGAACGGCGGCAATACCGGAACCGCGCAGAGTACGAAACAAACGATCGCTAGGATCATTAGAATGCCTCGCACGTAAACATGCATTAGCGCACCTCCGAACGGGCCTTCCCGACCAGTTCATTGAAGATCTTAAGGCATTCCGCGCACAGGTCCGCCGGAACCTCCCGCACGCGCCGGCGATCGGTGACCGTGAACATGGCCGCGCCGCAATACGCGTGCCAGCGGTCGTCGAACAATTCCAGGTGCAGCGCACCGAGCTGCTCCCGCACGCGCAGTTCGATTTCGCCAACCAGCCAGGTCTGAAGAAAGCGGCGCTGGTGCAGCAGCATTCCGGTGCGCGCCTGCGCGGCCTGGCAGTCGCGGCAAACCCGCTTCACCTCGCGGCCGCATCGCGTGCAGATCATTCCGACCAGCTTACCGCCAGATCGATTAAAGCTCGCCTGCCTGTTTCCCCCAAGCCTCCCGATAATCGGGAGGCTTTTTTCGTCTCTGCTCATCTCATGGAATAGGCCGTAATCGCGCCAGGAGCGCTCAGGAGCGCTCGCCTGCCGCTGAGCGCTGGTATGGAGCCATCGCTTGCCTCCGATCGCGCCTAGCGCCTGTAATCGCGCCTGCCTGCCATCGCCTGCCATTGCCTGCCCGATCGCGCTAGCCTGCCCGCTAAGGGCCATACGAGCTCCTAGGAGCGCCTGCCTGCCGCTGAGCGCCTGTTACCCTGGCGCGCCTGCCGCCGATCGCGCCTAGCGCCTCTTATCGGCCATTACGGGCCTATCCTCGCGGTATCGGGCTTCGCCTGCCGCCGATTGCTAGCGCCAAAAGGCTAGCGCCCATAGCCTATAGGTAACTCCCTAGCCTTCACCCACTCCCCGAGCCAACGCCCACTCCCCGTGTTTAAAGAAGGGCCTAACCCCTTCGCTGTCAGCAAGATAAAGGTACTACTTCGTGCTTCGGGCCTCGCGGGCTCGCCGCCCGCACAATATGCCTAGTAGTCTTGTAAAACGGTGATTCTAGGTGACTTAACAGCGCGTGAAACGCCGCGCGGCGGGCGATCGCGCGGGGTTCGCGGCGTATCCTTATATATAGCTGCTGTATTGCTGCGGTATTGCTGCGGTAGCGGCTGGAGAATCACCTACGGTTGATGCTGGAAAAAAAAAGGCCGGGCGTTGCACCCGGCCTTGAGGGTTTGCCAAATGCCACAAAGGTTTCGGATCGAGGATATCACGGCTTCTTCGATGCGAGGAGCGCTTCACCTTCGGCCTTGTTCTTCACCGGAACCAGCATTCCCTGGCCCACCACATACCAGCCGTCGAAGCGCTTCTCCAAGCGAAGCTCGCCGCTGGTGTCGAACTTGATGCCGTCGGAAAATTCGATGGTCATTTGCTCTCCATATGCCGCGTTGCCTTTTCCAGCGTAAACAGCCGCTGCCGGAATTGCGCGCGTTCTTCTTCGACGAACTCGGAGATCTGTGACAGGGCGCGCACCTCCACCGGCAGGCCGCCGATACGCCACTGCTCGGGCCTGGTGCTCGCCGGATCGCGCCGCAGGTAAACTTCGCAGCCGGGGGCGTGCTCCACGATCAGAAGCAGATCTATCGCTCCGATGACCGTCCCGGCCAGCGTCGCGCCGCCCGTGATGGCGATCCTGGTGCCTTTCGGAAACATGTTGTGATTGCTCATACCTCATGCTGGCATATCCGCCCGCCAGACTGCCGGTTCTTGTCTCTGTTGCGGTCCTGCAACACATGGTGTTGTAAGCTAGCCGCGATCCCGTCCTAAAATTGCGAATTCTGTAGCGTTTCTGCACCGCTTTGTGGCGTTCTTGCAACAAGTGCGTGGTAAATTAGCCGCGAGGTATACCCATGTCACTTACGCAAGTGCTCATTCCCGCTTACGCGGACGCCTCGGGAGGCTCGATCCCCGGCATTCCGCCGATCGCGGGCCAACCGCTGCCGCCCGGTCCGCCGCCGGTAGCCGGAACCCCGCTTCCACCCACTCCCGGCCAGCCGCCAACCGTCAGCCCGCCCGGCATCTGGGGTGGTTCGGGATCGCTGCCGACCACGCCGCCGGTCGCCGGGCATCCGCTGCCGCCCCCCGGCACGCTTCCCGGCCTGCCTCCGATTGCGGTGCAGCCGCTGCCGCCGCACCCGTCGCCGCCGCCAGCCGTAGGCAACGGCAAACCGGGCGGAATTCCGATCCTGCCGATGGATCCGTCCTGGACGGCGCCGACCGGCAATCCGACGCCTCCCGGCCATTGGGTCACCGTGAACGCCGGCCAAGGTCAGCCACCCGCGTGGGCCTATGTGCCGATCGATCACGGCTTGCCGCCAGTTGCCGGAACGCCCCTACCGCCCACGCCGCCGCCGGTCGCAGGCCAGCCATTGCCACCGGTCCCGCCAGCGGTGCCCGCACCTGCGGGCGGTACGACCCCTCCGGGCCAAGTCAAAGGCCACTGGGTTCCGATCGGCGCGACCGCTGCGCCCAAACCGCCCACACCCCCCGTGGCCGTCCCCGCTGGCGGGGCACCTCCTCCCAGCGGAACCACGCCCGAACCCCCGGCTTGGGCCTGGGTCGCCGAGATCGATTCGCATTACGGCGTGAAGTAAACGCAACCAACCGCGGCCGGGGCTGGCACCCCCGGTTCGCTATCCTTCCTCGCAACTACACCTCAGGCTCACCAGGGCGCTGCTCCGATAAATACCGCATCGACAACTCCTCGATAATTTCGGACGCCGACGCTCCCGGCAGTCCCAACCTCTCGCGGCGCTCGATCTCGCACCGCAGCTTTTCGTACGACTCCAGGGGCAGGTTGACGTTCACAACGTGTTTCGCCATGAGGCTATTATATTGCTGCGGTATTGCTACGGTATCTGGAGCGTCGGGGTCGGTGTCGAACCGCCCTCTTCGGTGGGGTTAGTCACCGCTGTTTCAGCCGGAATACTACCGAAACGCTCTCCGCGAACCATCCTGGCACCAGCACTGGCGATCGCCGAGTACGCGAGCACCGGCACCGTCAGCCGCGATCTTGCGGCGGGGTTGGTGAAATAGATATACCGCAACTGAAAACCGTCGAGCGGCTTGTAGCCCAGCCGCTTGTAATGGTCCATGTCCGCCCCACCGCGATATTCCGTCGCCTGCGCCACCGCCTGGATCTTGCGCATACTCGTGCGCTCGCCAATGTTCGAGATCACCGTGCCGTCCGGCCCCGCCCAGAGCGTCGTATTCCGCTTGATGCGCGTCAGCAGAAAGCCCGCCGCGCGGTAGATCGTCCCGTCGCCGCACTGGGTGGCGTCCGCGAAACTCACGATCCATTCGATCTGCGGATATTCGCGGCGGATCCGCCGCAAGGCCACCCCGAGCGCCCGGCTTTCACTATTCCGCGGCAGGTTGTCGCTAAAGGCCAGCCGGTTCAATTCCAGAAATCCGTTCCAGGCCGTGCCTTCGACCAGGCCGAGCAGCTTGCGGCGGTCGAGCGAAGGGCCGAACTGCAACGCGCCTTCGAGCCGCGTGCCCAGGAAGACGCCGAGATGCAATTGCGAATTCACCACGACCTTGTGCGAGTAGTGCAGCTTGCGCATCAGCGCGTTGGCGTCGCGGCTGGCGATCGCGGCCACGCGGATATCCTTGGCTGTCATCAAAGGATCGCGACCTTCGTGAAGCAGCGCGTGTGAAACTGCGCTTGCTCCGTTCGCTTGCCGCTGCCACGCCACAACATGATCGGCACCTGATCGCGGCAGAGATCGCAGTCCGCGCAAAACTCGTCGTGCGTTTCCCATCGCGGATCGTCTTCCGACACCCCGATCGGTTGCCCGCACAACGAACAGCCGCACTCCGCGTCCTTGCAACCCGCCTCACCATAGGAGCCGCGCCGCGACCATCGGATCGCTCCCACGTATTCCGCCCGCAATGTGAACTGGCCGCTCATGACTTCAGATCATCGTGAAAAACGTGGCAATAGCCGCAGTATTTCTGTTGGATGTCTTCGGGGTGATAGGACGCAAGCCCGCAGAGTAAACACCGAATGAACTGATGGCCGAAAGCATCAGTGCTGATCTCGTATGTGATTGCCATTGACGACATCATAGTAAGCGACATTCTGGACCTCGTACAGGAAGGCAAGTTGAAGCGTAACGGGCGGCTTTCTCCAGCAGGGTCGTGTGGTGAGCGTGATCCGGTAGGGAGGTCCAGTCGTGCCATCATCGCGCATCGCCGGCTGAACTTCAAACCTCTTCGAGATCTCCAAAACTTCGGCCTGCATTTCACTCAGCGCCGATCCCTTCAATTGCGGAGCAGACGATCGTGAATCCATCTCTGACCTCTTTGGCCAAAGTCTCAATAGCTCCCATCGGGGTGGCGGCGTCATTGATTCCCAATTTGTTGATTGCTCCAGCGACGGCCTGCAAGCCTCGTGCAATGGCGAAGAGTCCATCCACGACGTTAGCGGCTTCCATATTCGTATCCATTTC